TTAAAATTTTCCCAAGATTTTTCCTCAAAACTATTATAGCTAGATTTTTTATAAGTTAAATGTTCTAGCCATTCAAATATATTTTTAGGATTTAACAAGGACATCCTTATACTCTTCTCTTAATTCTTTTGGAAGTGAGTCCTCTAAAATTTTACCTGTTTCAGGATCATAAAATACTGGAATTGGCATAACAGCATCAGAATCTGTTCCTGTTACAAATTTAGATACTTTACGTAATAAAGCTCCTTGTTGCCATATCCTCCCTCCATCTTCTGTTTCAATAGGAGTTGTGTTTTTTAAATCAATGTTTGGTTGTTGCATTCCATTTTGCATAATTAATAATTTTAAATAATATTTGGTTTAATTGTTTCAATAATTTTAGACATTAAAGCCATACAATTTACTTCTTTGTCTATTCTAAAATTCGATTGGTATGAATATTCATTTATATAATATGCTATCATACCTTCCTTTCCTGGAGCATATTCACTACTTTTATCATAAAGATAACGATAAAATCCTTCAAAATCTTTAACATTAGAATCTGCTATGATTTGTCTAATTGTTCTCCAATTAGGTTTTTTATTACTTAATTCTTTAAATACTTCATCCATATAATTACTTCCTATTAATGCCGATTTATCTAAACTTAATGCGTTATCTACGGTAGATATCTGTATAGTATTAAGCATTTTACGTACATCAGGGTAATTGTTATTTGTAATAGTTTCTAAATCATTTACACTACATTTAATTTTTTCTTTATTAATAACCTTCATTAAATGGTTAATAATTTCTAATTTATCTGGAGGAGTTATTTTTAGTGTTTGGCATCTTGATTGTAAGGGATCAATTATTCTTTCTAAATAATTACAAGTTAATATAAATCTAGTTGAACGAGAAAAAGTTTCAATTACATTTCTTAATGAAGCTTGTGCTTGTATTGTTAAAAAATCTGCTTCATCTAATATAACTATTTTTAATGCTTTAAAAGACATTGTACTAGCAAATCCCGATACTTTATCTCTAATAGTTTCAATACCTCTTTCATCAGAAGCATTAATATACAATAAATCACAGTCAATATTTTTAGCAATTAATTTAGCTAATGTAGTTTTTCCTGTACCTGCAGGACCATAAAATAATAAATTTTGAATATCATTTTGGGTAATATAACTTTTAATAGTATTTTTAATACTTTCATTACCTACATAATTATCTATATTAGTAGGTCTATATTTTTCAACTAATAAACTATGTTTTTTCATAGTGTAAATATAATAACTTTTGTTACAAACTCCAAATTAAACTCCTTGTCTAAAATCTCCATATATGCTATATTCCTCAGGTATTATTTCTTCTTCATGAGATTGAATAGCATATAATTTACTATCTAAAGGGGCTAATCTAAATTCACATTTATTTCCTGTTGCTTTAAAAAATGCTTCTAAAGCATCTGTTAAAGTTTCATGTACTACTTTCTTTTTATCATCTACTAAGATCCATTTATCACCGGGTGGTACTCTAGTAGCAATAAGTTTATTATGTTCTGTTGTTTTAGTTTCTACCATATTACATTCCCATTCCCATCATTGAAGGATCCATTTGTGGTTGATTATTTTCTTCTTTAGGTTCATCAACAACTATACATTCAGTTAATAATACTGTTCCTGCTACAGAAGCTGCATTTTCTAATGCTGTTCTTGTTACTTTAGTAGGATCAATTATTCCTTCTTTTTTCATATCACATATAGTTCCTTTTTTAATATTAAATCCTGCCCAAGTATCATTTCCAGATTCTACTAATCTATGCCTTCCTATCATTTGAGCATCAATAGCATCTTTCCCAGCATTTGTTAATATTTGTTCAAATGGTTTACTACAAGCTTTATATACAATTTCAGCCCCTATACATTTATTACATTTACTTGAAACTGGTATTGATTCTCTTGCATATAATAAAGCTGCTCCTCCTCCAGGAACTATACCTTCTTCAATTGCTGCTTTAGTTGCATGTAAAGCATCATCAACTCTATCTTTTTTCTCATTCATTTCAGTTTCAGTATAACCCCCTACATGAATAATAGAAACACCACCTGCCATTTTAGCTAATCTTTCTTGTAATTTTTCTATTTCAAAATTAGATTGAGCTTTATCAATTTGATTAGTTAATTCATCTAGTCTTTTTTTAACATCCTCTTCTTTACCTTTACCATCAATAATTGTTGTTTTTTCTTTTGAAATAGTTACAGTACGAGCTTCACCAAACCATTCCCAAGAAAATTTATCAAGTTTCATTCCTTTATCTTTATCAAACACTTGACCTCCAGTTACTGATGCTATATCTTCTAAAATCAATTTTCTTCTATCTCCAAAATCAGGGGCTTTAACAGCTGCTACTTTAATAGTACCTCTAGCTTTATTTACAATTAATGTTGCTAAAGCTTCACTATCAACATCTTCTGCTATAATTAATAATGATTTATTAGTATTAGAAACTGCTTCTAACATAGGTAATAAATCTTTAACTGAAGATAATTTTTGGTTTAATACTAAAATATAAGGATCTTCTAAGGTACAAGTCATTGTACTATTATTAGTAACAAAATAGTGTGATAAATAACCTCTATCAAATTGCATTCCTTCAACAGTTTCTAAGTAAGTATCTCCTGTTTTAGACTCTTCTATATGTACAACCCCTTCAACTCCTACTTTTTCCATTGCTGTAGCTATTAATGTACCTACTTCTGGGTCATTGTTTGCTGAAATTGTTGCTATTTGTTCTAATTGATTTTCATCTGATATATTTTCTGAGATATTTTCTCTTAAATTATTAATAACCTCTTTAACAGCTGTATCAATACCTCTTTTAATTTCAACTGCATTAGCTCCATTAGCTAAATGTTGTAAGCCATCTTTAATCATTTCTCTTGCTAACAAAGTTGATGTTGTTGTTCCATCACCTGCTTTATCTGCTGTTTTAATTGATGCTTCTCTAACTAAATTCACACCTAAATTTTCAATTGGGTCACTTATAGCTATATGTTTAGCTACTGTAACTCCATCTTTTGTGGATATTGGAGATTCATTTTTTCTTTCAATTACTACATTTCTTCCATTAGGACCTAATGTTGAAACTACAGCATTTGCTAATGTATCAATTCCTTTAACTAATTTATCTCTACCCTCAGGGCCAAATTCTATAATTTTACTCATTGTTTAATTGTTTTTCTAATTTATTCATTTCTTCTTCACTAATTAAATGATCTTCTTCTAAAGGTTCTGTTTCATCTAAAACTTTATCTATATCAACCTCTTTCTTTACTCTTGCTAAGATTTGATTTTCAGGACCAACTAAGTAATCCTCTCCATTATGTTCTAATTTTGTAAATCCTTGGGTTGGTAATATTACTATATCTCCAACTTTACTCATGGTTTCAATAAAAGTGCCTGAAATTGTATGTTGTCCAGGTCCTACAGCTATTACTTCTCCATGTTCATTTTTATCTTTTCCCATATCAGGAACAACAATTGAACCATACTTAGTTTCTTCTGCTTCAATTGGTTTAACTATAACAGCGTTAAATAATGCTTCTAAATTCATATTGCAATTTTTTCTTTAATATTGTTTAAACTTTTTTTAATTTCATTCCATTTATCTAAATATTCTTGAATTGAAGAATATTTTCCA